GTATTTCTTTTTGCTGCTGACCGCCCACACGACCACTTTCTCATGTCGCTCTGCGATCTCAACGGTCTTTCCCGCAGTCAAGATTTCCTCAATCTTTCTGACCACTTCCGGGGTCAGGCTGATTTCCCTCTCCATCAGGATTAACCTCCTTCTGTTTGGCGGCAAGTTCAGCGGCCTTTTTCTCCTGTTCCTCGGCGTAGTCCATACTCATACGGTAGGCAAGCTGCGGGTCGGAGAACATACCGCAATGGGTAAAGGCCAGAACCGGAGCAATTTTGGAATTACTGAGCATAGTGGTCAGCACGGTCGCTTTCTGAGCGATATTCTCATAATTGCGGCGAGTGAAGCGAACCTCCACATTGGACAGCTTCAATTCCAGATCACTTAGATCGGAACAGATACGCAGAACCAACTTCAAGAACTCCTTCTCGGAGAGCTTGAACATCAGCTCGGAGTCCTTTGCTCTGGCTTCCGCTGCCGACCAACCGTCACGCATGATGACCGCAGAACCCGTGTCGCTGGTGGAAGTACCCCCGTTACGGTTTGGCATACCGCAGATCGTCAGCACCGTGTTATAGAGGTGATCGACCAGCGTTTGTGTCTGGCTTTGGTTCAATTCGGAGGTCAGATACTTGATCTCCGCTTTATACTGCGGGTCGATGTCCTTGAACTTGAGCGCACCCTCATCTCGCAGCTTGGAAAAATCATCGCTGGAAATGTCCACATTGTGAAACAGCATGAGCGCCTGAACGAACTGTTCTACACCGTCAAGACGGTTGCTGTCCACAGTATTGATAGCGTCCAACAGGGGAAGGACGATCTCGAAAGCACCCAACCGGGCGTTGTTCGCCGGGTATTCGATAATAGGAATACCGAGCGACTGGGCTTCTTCCCGGACGATCATACTTTGGTTTTCAACCTCGAAATAGCGGTCTTTCGTATAAATGCTGTAAATCACCGCACCGTCCGACCGCTGAATGTACTTCACACCCATTACGGGCGGTTCACCGATGGAATTGGCATACACCACGAAAGCAAACCGAGGGTCGAGGGTGTAAATCTCGAAGGGAGCTTCATCGCTTTCCTTCTCAAACACGCTGTCAGGAAGCACCATGCGGTATGCCGTGCCGCAGATGTGGAACCAATCCGCCAGTTCTTTATCCTTTGCCGCCTTATCCTCGGAAAGACAGTAGCCGTTCAGAGTGGTAATCTTATCGGCAACCATCTTATCATCGCTTCGGCTGACATACTGAATGGGTTCGCCCATCAGATAGCCGACTTTGAAGGATACGATCTCATTGGCACGGTTCTCGACCACATTGTTTTGAATCTCAGGGCGAACTTCCTTTTTACGGTTCAAAATCGGCTGTCTGCCTTTGTAGTAGGCATAGAGATATTCCATATCTGCTTTGTTCGACCAATGCGTAATAAGTGCCTTTCTCAGCACGTCCAGCACATTGTCTCGTGTAATTTCCATCACATCGGTAAAGATTTTCTTACGACCGAAACAGCCCAAGACAGAATACCTCCCCTCTACCTATTTTCTCTCTTATCATTGTATCAAACTCTCCAATGCTTGTCAATAGTAAACTCTTAATTATACCATTCGCCACAGTGAAAGTAAAGAACTCAAATAGGCCGTTTGAAGACCTCCACCTTACCCCCGGACAGCATACGGATTTCGTTCTCCAACAGGGAGAGGGAGTCGGGAGCGTCATCGTGCGGAACCTTGCCGGAGCGGGTGTAGGTAGTCACTTCCTTCATGAAGTTCCAATACTGACTGCCCCGCTTGTAGGTGGAGGGGTGCTTGAAGTAGAAGTTCTTCTTGATGTTGTCGGAAGCGAACTCAATACGGGTCTGCTTGTTGGAGATCGTGCGCTTCGTGCGGATACCCACGGAGTACCCTCGATCTCGAATGATCTGGTCAACATCTCTGGCATAATACTGACCGGCGTTGTTGGACTCAAAGACAGCAGAAGCGACTTTATTCTCAATCAGGCACTTGGCACATTCCGGCTTTGTCACCTCAGCGGGGGAGTCATCAAAGACCACATCAACGATATACACATCGCTGCCGTATATCATCGCCACCGGCATAGAGGTCGAGTCCGAGCCGCTTTCCGCCGTGTCGCCAACGGCGATGATGGTGTCCGGGTCACGGTCTTTCGGCAGCTCGAAGAAGTAGTTCAGCTCGTCCTTATTGAACAGCAGACCCTTCGCTTCAAAGGGCTGTTGCTGGAACTCGCTCTCAAACTGCTCCGCACTTAGAAGCTCCCGCTGCTCCCGGAAATAGGCGGTGGTAAAGACCTTCTTGCCCTCCCGCTCATACTCATAATTGCTCTCGTCCGTCACGAGATCAAGGGCGGGTATCTCAATCGCTCTCCAAGCCCAGCCCTCCCGCTGTGCGTGTTCCTGCACACGACCGATGGGGTCATACAGGGAATAGCGAGTGCCGGTAAAGACCATCGGCGTACCTTCAATGGCACGACCCATAATATCGCCGGAGATCACTTCCCACTTGTCATCAAGCCGCTGGCGGTTCTTCGCTTCCTCACGACCTTCCACACAGTCATCAAGGTAGAGGACATTGGTGGCTTCGGACAAACCCACCTGTCGAGCGTCAATGGAGCGGCACATGATGGTGGGGAAACGGGACTTGCTTTTCAGGTTCACCGTCTTCGTATCGGCGTTGGTCTGTACCAGCCGTGCGTCCGGGAATACATCGTAAAACAGGTATTCGTTGGGAACCGTCAGGTATTCCAGACAGCCATTGTAGAAGCTCTTTACAAGATCATCGCCTGTCCCTTCCATCAGGGCCGAGCGGTCAGGAAACTTGCCGGAGATCATATTCACAAAATTGATACCCGTTTGAGACTTTCCCGCTCGTTTCGGCATGGAGATCGTCAAAAGGCGTAGCTTCCCGTCCAGAACATCTTGAAACCCCTGCACCATCGGTCTGAGATAGTGCTTCCGGGGAGCATAGAACCGCTTTTCCGGCTTGCGGTCGAGTTCAATGTAGGTCATGAAAGAGTCAAAATCATGGGGTGCTTCAAAGAGAAGACACCGCCGCCACTGTTCATAGAACTTCACCCCGCCGCCACGGACTACCTGATCTGCGGAGAGTGCCAGCAGCTCCTTGTTCACCTTATGCGCCGCCGAGAAATCCTCTGTTTCCCACTCCCGGCATAGAGAAAAGAGGTCGCTGTACGCCCCGTCATCTCCCGGTCGGCGGTCGATCACGGCTCGGATAGAGCCGGAGAGTTTTTCATAATTCATGTGCATTTCCTTTCCAACAAAAAACGAGCTACCCGTGTATTTCTACACAGATAGCCCGTCATGGCTGTCACTCCTGCCCTTGCAGAAGCCGATTATAGAATTTTCGGTATCACAAACGCCAGAACCAGCAAAATAGAACTGATTATCAGGAAATACCCGATTACATTGAGAAAAAACCTCATGATGTCAGCCCTCATACTCCGAAATCGTCTTATTGTCCCAATCCAGAACCCCTAAATAGCCGCCCTCGGTGTCAGAATACAGCTCAACCGCCTTTTTCGTGTTCACTGTCTTCCATTTCACTTTGCCACGCCAGTTGAAATAGGCTTGGGTCTTGGTATCAGGGATACCCGCCAGCTCTACATAGATGATCTGACGATTTTCCAGCGTCACATTGAGCTGTAAATCCTCGCTGTCATAGATTTTACCACAAATCACGGTCATCGGGTCATTATCTACGATAGAAACATCGTGAAAATCAGTCACGCCAATGGTATCGAACAGTTCCCGATAGCTTGCGATCTCGTCATCGGTGAACCCGGCTTCGGAAAGAGCCGTATCCCACGCAACAGGTTCAGCCGAGTCCTTCTTGGAACACCCGACCAGAAAGAAAAATGTGATAACCGCCAGCCCTATCAGCCACGCCACTTTTTTCATTTCACCCAACCTTTCTTACCCCTCATTTACTTTCATAAAGATATTTATAGGCTTTATTCTTTTGCTCGGAAGTATAGAACGAAACAAAGAAAAGTTGCTCTCCGGTTACATCGGATATTCCATAATTTCCAACATAGAATATGTCATCACCGTAACCGGCCTGTTTGAGCATATCTATGTCTTCGCTGCGAAGTCCATATAAATCTTTCATATTTAACGCTCCGTCTTCAAAATCGGCTCATGAACACCCTTGACCCAATTCATGTCGCCGTATTTATACATACCCTCGTACAGAGGGCGGTTGCCGAGAATACTCTTGATGGTGGACACCTGAAACCGCTTGCCGGAACGGGTCTGGTATCCCGCCTTTTCCAGCAGCTCCGTGATACCCAGCATGGAAACGCCGTCCTCATGCTTCTCGAAGATGAACTTCACGATAGGGGCTTCCTGCTCGTCAATGGTGAGAACACCATCAACTACCTTGTAACCGTAGGGACGGCGACCGCCGCTATACCCACCGCAGGAAGCCTTGATGGAACGACCCTTGCCGGTTCGCAGAGCGATGTTTTTTCTCTCCTGCTCTGCCACGAATTGAAGCAGCGCACGGTAGATGTTGGCAAACTCACTGCCCTCTGTGAAGCTCTCCTGCGTACTCAGAAGTTTGATGTTCTTCTTTTCCAGCACATACAGGTAATAAAAGTACAGCTTGGTATCACGAGCCACACGGTCATTCTTGAATACGATCACCGCTTCATAAGGGGGATTGCTTACATCGTCCCCATAAAGGATTTCGTTCAGACCGGGACGGTCATCTTTCGCACCACTGATTTCATCGACCTTCCAGTCAACGATGTTATAGCCGTTGTCGTTGGCGTAGAGAAGAATGGCCTGCTTCTGAACCTCGATACCGTATTTGTCATCATCGGCCTGTCGCTCGGTGGAGACTCGGATATAGCCGATTGCGTTTTTGAATGTCATCATAAGATCACCTCTTGCATATAAGATAGCATAGGTAAATGTAATTGTCAATAGGTAAGTGTAAATAAGCCTTTTTATTTTTTGCGGGTATTTTTCAGCTCCCCCCGCCCTCGCTGCCGCTGGCATATCCCCCGCCCCCGTCACCCATTCACGCCGCCCAGATCAGGCCGAAAAAAGCGCAAAAAATAACCGCCCCGGAATAGCACCGGGGCGGCGTTCATTTATTCAATTTCAATATTTCAATCAGGATTTGCACCGGCAGCAAAAGCAACAAAAGAAATAAATACACGCTTTCACCGCCCTATTAAAATACCGTATCAACAACAGTTAGAATTGTTACCCACAGATCAATATATTGTGTGCTATACCCGGAATAATCGCCCCTGTCAAATTCTGTTTTGCCCGTGATAACATAACCAACTTGTTTTGCGCCGTTGTCAGTATCAACGAACATTTCCGACTTGTTTTTAATGGCATTTTTAGAAATGCTGATATAATGCTTTTCTTTCACCCGTTCCCGGTAAATTTCAAGCGCATTTTCCACGCTATCCGCATTTATACGCATATCCGAAACAATACCGCCGTCAATGTACCATTTTTTATTGTTGTATTCTTTCATTGTTGCCGTTGTTTTGAAAATGTAATTCATAATTAAACCCCCATTCTAATGCATTCATCAAGCGGGATTTTATACCCATGCACCCGGAAAAATGCGCTATCTTTACCATTTGCGGGGTAGTAGATTTTACAGCGGTGGAACGCTTTACCGCCGCCCCATGCACCGGAAACACAATAAACATAATCGTTAATGCCGTATTCAATGCCCTTGATTTCAAGGCCATTCAAGCCGCTATAATAGGCGATACTTTCCCGGCTTTCGCAATATTCCCGTTTATTCATGATTGCAAACCCCCTTTATAAAATCCCTTGCAAGGCTTTTCAGGCTTTCCCGCTGCTGTTCATAGGAAAGGCTATAATCATAGCGGATTTTTTCGGCCTGTTCTTCCACGGCTTTCACCTGTTCACAAGTGGGGCGGATATTTCCGAAAGGGGCATACCCGGTTACAATGGCAACCCCGCCGCCCATATCGTAAATATCAGCCGCCCACCCTTCCCGGCGTTGTGTATAGGCAACCGGGCTTTCATAATTCAAAAGATACTGTAAACTACAATAGGAAACGCAAATAATTGTGGAATAACCGGCCTTTACTGCCTTTTGCGTTGTCTTGAATTTCATGTGATACACCCCTTTCAACAATTCACGCTGTTAGCTGCACGGCGTTTATGCATGGCTTTCAAACTTTCGGCGGGGGGGTCATATCCGCCGCTTTCGGCTTTTCCATTTCTACCGGCTGCATATCCCACCACGATTTCCCGCCGCCGTTCATATCATAGAACGAAAGAAAACTATTCACATGGCGCATTGTAGTAGCAGAATAACCGCCCCACATACGAACGAACCGCCCCGCCGCCGTGATACGGCAAACAAAAGTATTATAAGACTGTAAAACTTTTTCGCCGTTTTCTGTTTCAATGATTTTTGCCTTTCCGTAAAAACTTTTTGCCCGGTCATACCCGCAAACGGGTAAATCAAAAATCTTTTTCATATAACAATCAGCCTTTCATAATATATTCCGTTCCGTTTTCTCATTTTCGGCCTTGATACGCTGAAAGCCTATTTCACCGGCCTACATGGGGAAATGTACGGGGATTTAATTTTCAAGGTGCATTTGCATTTACTGCCTTTCGGTAAATACAAGATAGCACATTTGCATTTACCTGTCAAGCGTAAATATAAAAAATAATCAAGATTTTTTGCAAATAGGGCAGCTATACAATATAAAGGGATGAAAAATATTCCCGCTTTCAGATCAGGCCAAAACCCCGGCAGCGCCCACGCCGCCCCGGTAAAACCCGCCGCCGATCAGTCGGGAAAGAAAAAGCCGCCGACCCCGGAGCGGGAGATCGGCAGCTCTATCATAGTCGCAGACCCTCGCCAGAAAGTCGTAAAGTCGTTCGGGCGAAAGTCGTAAAGTCGCTCGGCATAGTCGTAAGCCATAGTCGCAAAAGTCGTGAAAGTCGCTCAGTCTTCCGGGTCATAGTCGCTGGACGCACCCATCACATCTTCGAGATACTTCTTCTCCAAGTCCTCGGCAGGAACCTGCTCTCCGAGCTGCTGGTTGGGTGTCAACACAACCTCCTGCTTGTCCGCATAGCCCATGTTGTTCTTCATCAGGAAGATACCGGCGACCGGATTGATCTTTCCGTTCTGCATATAACTTTCCATCTGAGCGTTCAAAAGTTGATACGCCTTTTTAATTAAGTTACGGCTTTCGGCGGGTAGCGTCTTACTATCCACCCCATTTGCCCATGCCCATATCGTCTTTCTGTCCACTCCAAAAGCCAATGCCATACCGGCAACAGAGGGCTTCATATCGTCCTGAGCGCATAGAGCAAAGTACATTCCCATACGCTCTTTGACCTGTTCAGGTTCTCTCACATTCACATCAGGCCAATCCAACATGACCATCGAATGTTCCAGATATTTTCTATTGTCACCCGGTTCCGTATGGACGCTCATGGCTTCCTTACGATCAGGCCGGGTGCGTTTCTTTACAATTTCATCTGCCATAGTCGTTTTCTCCTTTCAAAGTCGCCAAGGTGATAAAGGTGAGTAATTGGGTGCATTTCCCTATAACTATTTCTATATACGCGCGTATAAGAGAGAGTTATAGGCATTTATGCCTGATTACTCACCTAACTCACCTAAAATACGAAAAACAATTTTTCAAAACACGCCAATTTGAAAAAAGTCTTTGCAAAAACACTCACCTTTATCACCTTTGTCACCTAACTACCAGTCGGCGTTGATGACCACTTTATTTCCGTGGGCGAGTGCTTCCGTCACAATCCACTCCACGTCGTCCCAGTTGTAGACCTCTTTTTTCACGGCATAGTCGGCGAGTTGCTTTGCCTGCTCGTTGTCAAGAACCATGTCCTTGCCGTACCAGTCGTTCTCCTTGGTTCGCTTCTCATAAGGAACATAGTAGCCGAGCTTTTCCAGAAAGTCGTACCAAAGACTACCGCTGCTGTCGGTGCTGGCAACATCTACCGTGGTGATGACCTCGCCACAATGAGGGCAACGGACATCTTTGCGTGCCATGATTGTAATATCAAGACCCATTTTCCAACACCTCCTGAGCCATCTTCACCAACTCGACCAAATCATAGAACCACCGAGCGTCCAAGCCGGTCTGTTGCTTCACCTTATTCAAGTGATAGAGAACGGTATTTCTGTGTACGAAAATAGCACGGGCAACATTAGTGACATTCATGTTGTGGTTTGCCATCGCTACAACAATGTGAGCGTCTTCCTTATTCATGGTCGATCTCCTTTCGCAGCTCGTCATAGAGTTCCGAAAAGCGGCGGTTCCAGTGGCGCAGTCGCCAGAGGAATAGACAGCCTACAACAATCCATTCAACGGCGGCGATAGTTGTCAGAATGTCACTCATGTCCTATGCTCCTTTCTTGCAAAGCGGTTGAGCAACACGCTCACGGTAAGCTGACCAATTCTGTTCACATAGGGACAGTTGAAGCGGTCAGGGTGGGGAACGCTGTTGCCGAGGTCGATGACCAGATCGCGGGTGTTGTAGGAAATGTCCTTCGTGATAGTCGGCGTGGCGTAAATCACCACATCACGGTTCATTGTGGCCTGCAAGAGACTCTTGGTTTTGGAGTGCGCCACCGTCACAGTTGCATTACCGAGGGTGAGGTATTTTGCCAAGTTCTGAACAGCGTGACCCCGGCCTACAATAGTAATGTCCTTAGCGTGAACCAAGTCCAACGCAAGCAGGAGCGCCAAAGTTGCCTGAGACACCGATGACATTCCCTGTGAGTAGGAGTGGTCAATGTCAACCTCGGCTGCGAGCTTAATGTCAGACGGGACGGTTTCTCTGTCCACCACCACGGCCTTGTACGGAGGACAGGGGTATTGAGTGAGGTCACAGTCAATACCCAACAGGTCAGCCTTGCGCTTGACCGCTTTTAGAAATACGCTCTCGTAGGAACCCAGCAATAGCAGTCTGCCGGTAGGGTGAAAGCGGGTGGTTTCCTCGTCCAAGGTGGCAGAAAGCGTTTTGATTTGCTCCATTACATCATTCATAGTGCTTCTCCTTTCTTTCAAAGTCATGGAGGGCGATCATCTTCTCACGGGTGAGTTTGTCAACCACTCGACCGATCTCTGAATACCCGCAGACCGCCGCCAGCCGTTCAAGGTTTCCCTTGGTCTGCGCCGTGACTACGATGGAAATACGGCGGAGGTTCTTTTTCTCAGTTTTCATCGCTTTCCTCCTTGTTGCCGTGAATGGAAGCAGAGATGAACGACTGCAACAGCACAAAGGCTTCTTCTTTGGTCGCACCAGCATTGAGTAAAGCCCTGTAAAAATTCAGAGACATTTCAGCCAAAGCACCAATGGCGTTCAGCAACTCTCTCACAGCGTCATTATTCATCGTTGTTCACCTCTGTAAATGCTCTTGCGAGATCGTCAATGTACTGGTGCATAAGCCTGTCAGCTACGCTGTACTCGTCCTGACACCAGAATGAGAATTTCAGGTGTAGCAGCTCATGTACCAGCGTCTTTTCAAAATCAAACGGCACAATGCGGTCGCCGTAGCAGGCGGGATTGATAATCTCAATACGGGCGGTCTTGATGGACTCCGACCAATCCGTACACCCAGTTGCATTACTGACAGACATTTCTTCGGGGCGAAGGTGAGTGACGAGCTTTATGCGCCACTCCTGCAAACATAGCTTCTTCTGCCACTTTTCCAGTAGGCGTTGTTCCTCAGTCGTTGCGATCATACAATCTCTCCTTTCTGAACTGCTCAATGCCTTGGTCGATCAGGCCATTCAATTCAGCTTCCGCCATGAACGCAGCGAACACCTTACCGCACTTCACGCAGTAGTTAATGAAGTGATACCCATTTGTGTCATGAATGGTTTGAAGGTTCTTATCGTACAGGCGGTGTCCGCCAGTCAGGAAACACTTAATCCTTTTCCACTTCATCACGGACGCTCCTTTGTAATGCGGATTTTTCTCAGCCGCTTACCACAACGCTTGCAGACTTCATAATTGCTTTGCCAACGGTGAGAACCATTCCGACACCTGACCTGAATGTGAACATACGGGTCTGCTGTGTGGATACCGAAACGGCAGAGGATAGAATTACATGACCGGTTCATTAAGACGCTCCTTTCAGTCTGAGGTTCTTGTAGACGGGGTAGCCCTGATACACAACCTTGCCGCCGTGCCACTCAGGGTGAGTCTCCATGTCAGCGTTAAACCGCTTGGCGGAACAGGCAAAGTACCCGTTGGACTTGCACCAAATCTTGTAAGCGTCAAAAAGGGACTTCGAGCGGGTGTTGACCCCCTCAGCCTGTTCACAGCGTTCTTCGAGGAACTGCAAGCACAGATCGTTGTCACGCTCGTACTGATTGACCACCTTCCGCATGGCGGGGGACATTTTCAGACCGAACCGCTTGTACTTGAAGTATCCGGCGACCAGCCAAGCGAAAATGCCCTGCATAGCTTCCTGTGTCTGGAACTCATTTTTCAGGTTCTTGTCCTGCTCCGCTTCGGTGAAGTGGCGGTTAAACTCAATGACCCGTACACGGTCGGAAGCGAACAGGGACTTATCGCTGACGGTGGGAAGATCGTTACAGGAAAGCCAAAGGGTGAACTGCGGCAGGAAGGTCGTGGCAGTCTCATAGAGGTTCCGAGCCTTGATTTCCTCGCCGCCTGTGAGCTGCTTGATCGTTTCTTCGTCCAGCTTGCCATACTGGTTGCTCTCTGCCATTGTGACGAACCGCTTGCCTTTCAGGGAAGCCAGCATGGGGTTTGCTGCTTCGGCGTTCTTCGAGCGCTCCGCCTTGCAGATGATCGACACGGGAGACACGGAAGCATAGTCACCGAGAAGGTGGTGAATTGCCGAGAGCATGGTGGACTTGCCGTTGCGGGTGGTCTTGCCATGGAGAATGAACATACATTCCTCGTTCGCCATACCCAGCATGGAGTACCCCAGCGCCTTTTGAAGATAGTCAGCCTTGTCTTCGTCATTACAAGTGACCTCTGCAACGAACTTCTCCCAGCGGCGACACCGTGCGTCCTGCAAGGTGTAGTTGAAGTTGGTCTGCATGGTCAGGAAGTCTTTCCAATCATGCTCCCGGAACTCCATCTTTTCGAGGTCGAAAGTTCCGTTCTTGCAGTTGATAAGGTAGGGGTTTGCGTCAAACTCTGCCGAAGCGATAGGAAGCACACTGGCAGCGTCCTTCATCAGCCGGTCACGGAAGCGCCGGTCGCCCATCTTTACGATGAACTTCATGTACTCGGTGCGGCGTTCTTCATTGGTGATCTCACCGCAATAGAGAGCCATCAGGCGGCAGAACTCTTTGATCTTTTCCGCTACCAGCAGAGAACCCGTGTCCTTGCGCCATGCCCCCTCGGAGTAGGTGAACCAGCTTTTCGCTTCGGGGCAGTAGCGGGTATCATTCTTGTAGCACTCGAAGAACAACTCCGCCATGCCGGACTCGTCCCACGAATACCCCGTGCCGCTGATCGGGTGGCTATGCTCCGGCTGTGCTTCTTTAATCTGAAACATCACTCTGGACTGAGCTTCGTCCATGATGTAGCGACCATTGGAGAGCTGGAAAAGAGCCTGTTCTTCGGGAGCTGTCATAACTTCATCACTCATGGATTTCACCCCTCTTGTCTTTTCTGTTTGGGTTAAAGTTGGAAAGTGCGCTTTTACAAGCTCGGACACCCATCTTATAACCGTCTTGTTCACTACCGCTTATACGCTTGCGATATATCCGCTCTTTATCAAGTAGGGCAGATAACGCCATCTGCAAACTGTCATATTCGAGTTTTGTCATTATTTATACCTCCCCCCCCCTCCCATAGAAGAAAGCGTTCTTCAAAGCGGTGTCCACATGACGCATGATCTCAGGCGGCAGAGTGCAGATGTACTCCCAGTCATCGGATATATCTACGACACGCACCTGTTCACATTCAACCATGCTCGGCTGTAAAGAACCCCAAGTGACCGCCACATGGGTCGGCATTTCCAGTCGCTTGATTTTAGTGGTCAGGGGAACGACAATGCTGGTGGAAGAAAACTGATTGCCGACATTGTTTTGCACAACCACCCACGGACGCTTACCGGCCTGAATATGACTGTTGGCAAGCATGGGAACATCAATGACAACAACATCGCCACGCTGATAAGGTTTCATAATTACCTCCTGTATCTGGTCACGCTGTTAACAATCAACTCGACCTCGGACTGAGGGAGCGGCGGCTTGCAAGCCTGTTGATTGGCGTATAACAGCTCTTTGTAAATCTCTGCTTTGGTGTATCCTTGGTTATGGAGCTGACCCGCCAGAGAAGTCAGGCTGAGGTTCCGGCTTCCCGGTGTGATAGGCGGGTATTCAGGCTTCAAATGCAGCTTGCCGTTTTCAGGGCGGCGATAGATGGGAGAATAGATACGCTGAGGGGCGACCGTACCTGAGCTACTTTCCTTTGGCGTGTCGGGAAAATACTTCTCGATTACATAGTCAATCGCTGACTGGTTTTCAATAATCTCGGAGAAGATCAAAACCTCGCCGGTCATGATGAAGTACCGATTGCTCTTGTAAATCTCCACGGCGGCACGGTTGTTCTTGCCCTTGAAGGGCAGCTCACCACGAACGAGAATATGAACCCCTCTCCCGCTTCTGGACTTTTCCGTGTAGGACTGACAATGACCGATAATGTCAGCCGCCAGCGGGTTTAGAAGCCCATCAGTAAAGCCATCGTCAATGTCGATACCTACAACCCCTGTATCGTGAAACACATAGCCAAGACCGTCATAGTAGCCGTGCTGGACATTGTGTTCAGCGTCAATGTAATTCGACCATGTATCAGGATTAGAGGAAGAAGCCGCCTTTCTCACGGTGGCCTGCATGGGAACCTTTGACTCGTCCCACACATTGACCCATGCCTTTTCCCCTCGAAGTTCGGCGGGTATATTCAAATAGCTCATAGGCTTACCTCAGCTTTCATACGGACTCGGTAAAGACCAATCCCATCTATCACCGCCACGGTAGGCGTTGCGGAAGTGATTTCTCTTGCCATCGCCAGAGAACCACAAGTAATCCGCAGGGAGGACACGACCGACCTCAACCTGACCTTCTCTCTCTGCGTACCAGCGGGTCAGTACATCTATACAGAGAGTAATCAAACCATCATCGACCGGGTTTTCCTCGTTGTACCCTACAAATTGTTTGGGTGTAGTCACGACCGTTATAATGTCGCCGTAGCCGTGATCGACACGGTTGAGCGCACACCACACACAAGCAGCTTTCTCAGCGTCAGAGCTGACCCCTCTGGCTTCTCCCCATAGCATTTTCGCCAGTACAATCACTTCCTCGTCTGTCCACGGCTGAGGTGCCACCTCCGGCTCTGGCTCCGGGGTGACTACCTCTACCACCTCGACAACGGGAGAAGGTTCTTCAACCTCAACCGTGGGTAATTTCAGACAGAGGACAGCGATAACGGTGACGAGCCACAGGAAGATTGAAAATCTCAGCCCTCGCAAGGGGTCTTAGACTTGCTGGACTTGGGCTTTGTCGAGGTTCCAGCAAAATAGAACTTGCCATCTACGCAGATGGGGAAATCGGGAAAGAGATTGCTGGCGGTCTGTGTTCCACGGGAACAAATCTGCTCTGCCGCCGCCAGCGACATTTCATCTTTCACGAAGTCCTTTCCAGCAGCCATGATATACGGCACTTTACCGTCAATGCTTTTCAGTTTCATCGGGTTCTTTCCTTTCTTTGTTCCATGCTTCAACATCAACGCCGATACGCTTCAACATTTCTTTGCAGAGCCATGTGTAATCGTCCGGCATTTGATAATACTGGATAAGGCGGTCATGCTCGGCGGAGAAAGCGTCATAGAATTTCCGCAGGCGCTTCTTGCCGAAACCAAGGTGAACATGGAGGGTGTAAAGCACCATAGCGTCAATGTCATCGGCGTAGCGCCTGTCGGCTTCCACAATCTGACGATTGATTTCCATGTCCATCGCTTTCTTCTCGGCGGCAGTTAAGACCGCACCGAACACCTTGCCGCCAGCTTTCTTAATCCTCATACCTCAATGTCCTCGAAGAAGACGGGATAGGTCTGTTTCAGCAGGGTCAGGAGCATATTGGCAACGACCCGCATATCGGGGTGAGCCGCTACGGGACAACGCATACGGCAGAAATGCCGCCATTCTCTGAGATCAGCGGTCATGACCACCTCGGTTTTCAAACTGTTCGGAAGGACAGATCGAGCTTCCTGCGGGGTGCAACCCTCGTTCAGCAGATCGAAATAGGCGACCTCAGCGTGTTCACACGACCGCTTCCAGATGTGGTAGGTCGAGTCGGTCTTGGCGAAGGTCGAGGGACGAATAACGGTGATCTCGCCGCCGAAGCCCTCCTTGCCGTAATTGCAGTACCGAGTAGACTCCTGACAGAACGCCGCCAGACGATGACGGACGATCTCGTGGCTCACGCCCCGATCGCAGATGAAGCGAACGGTAAGAGAGCCATGCTCAATGACAGCTTCGTGATCCCGCTTGATAATGCCCCGGACGAACTTCTCTGCGCTCCCGTCCGTGATTTTGTCTTCGGACTTATAGCAAGTGCGCCCTGCGGCTTCGATGGTGGTCAGAAGGGTCTTATAATCGGGAGCGTTGATAAGCTCCACAGAAGGTTCAATGATTTTCATTTTCAGACTCCCTTTCATACCAAGGTTTGAAGTTGACAATCTGTTCGTAGAGGTTGTTTGCTCTGCCATCGAAACAGATTGCACGGTCATCGACATGAACAATGGAGGGAACTTTTCTCGCTTGAATTTGCACCATAGGGAACCCGTAGTGTTTCAGCCATTCAGCAATCGCCGTTTGTCCCTCAAAGGACTCCGCACGAGAAGAACAGATGACCACACATAAACCATCGCTTATGAGTCGTTCAATGACCTCTTTAATCCCTTCTACGGGAGGGTCAGGGATAACGGCAGCACCCTTCCACCCGCTTCGGTAGGAATGAATTACGCCATTGAAATCGAAAGAAACTGTTGGAATATACATACTTCACACCCCCGCAACATGGCTTGCCAGCATATCGGCTTGGTGTGTCCACAGCACATTCGGGTAGTTGCGAACAGCACGGGTGTAGTCATTCCACTCTGACTTGTCGGTGAAAGCGCCCATGTGATAGCGGATACACATGATTTCTTCATCAGTCAGTGTGTAGAACTGAGAGAGAAGCATGACGGACTTATCGCCGTGACCTTTCAGAAGGGTGTCAGGGTTGTACTCCCATGCCCGTTCGTCATAGATTGGTGTACGCCCACCATTAAATTCTTCAAAGTGACCTGCTACCGGGTGACGGTACTGGTCGATCTTGCACAGATCATGGAACATACCCACGATGTAGGGAGAACGGGACTTACGCCAGATCAGGTGATTGTCCTGAGTGAGCGTCAGGAGGTACTTCGTGACCATGTAGGAGTGTTCCAGAAGACCACCCTCGTAATTGCCGTGGTACTTGGTGGAAGCAGGGGCAGTAAAGAAGCCGTAGGCCATCAGGTACTCCATCATGTCATCAGAAACAACAGAGGTTCCGTCAGGCAGCTTCATGAAGTTCAGAAAATCGGTCACTTCGGACTTGGAAAAGCAGTCAGGCATGATAACCCTCCCCGAAATATTTCTCACACTCGCTCACAGGGCAATCGCACATATTGAGAGGGTGGCTATCGTCCCACTCCCCAAGTTCTACTTCTTTCACCTCGACATGGTGTGAAAAGATGTCCAGAGCTTTAGTTGTAACTTCTTCGAGAGCGGTCTTTACATCTTGCTTGCTACAATCACCAGCGGGGTCAACGAAATAACCTGTGAATTTGAAAATCTTAGCCATTTTCGTACTCCTTTCTATGGATACTCTTTTCGCTGTCGAACCCGTCAGGATAACGAGCCAGCAGCTTATCGACATTGTGCTGTGCCACATATTCGAGGGTCACACCCAAGCCGGTCGCCAACTGTGCGACATACCAGAGAACATCGCCCAGCTCGTCAACCATCTTCATCGGGTCGAAGGCATGACCCTGAAACTCGGTCTTTTTCAGAATGTCAATGCACTCTCCGGCTTCGCCGTTCAAACCGTAACAGCCGTTGCGAACCTTATCCCATGAAGTCAGGTCGCCGGAAGTGCGCTCGGCGGCTTTCTGATAATCATTCAGCGTCATCGGCAACCTCCATTTCCACCACCGTCATAATGGCGTAGTTGGCGAGGTCAATCAGGGTATCCCGGATAGACTCGTCATTGACCTTCTGCTCACCGCCACGGGAGAGAGTCTTGAAGCGGCTGAACTTATCTCCCAACCGGATACGAGCCATCGCCATTCCTTCTTCAACGAAGGTCTGGTGGAAGCTGTCACCGTAGTCATGGTTCTTGCGCTCGTAGAGATCGTTGATCTCCTTGCAGATTTCAGCATGACGCTGAACCTTAGAGAGCGGACAATAATAGGCTTCTGCCATTGTAGCTTATCCTCACTTTCAACACAGTTTTCAACATACCATTGGCGAGGGAGAGCCTTTCAAATTAGCCCTCCCTCGCACTCGGTATCAGCCAAGGAGAGCTGCCAAATCCATCGGGGTCTTAGGAGCGACCTGAGAAGCCGCAGGAGCGGTTTTAGCAGCGGGGGCAGTAACCGTATTGCCAGCGCCAGCCCAGCCCTCAGAGGGGCGCTTATCGGCCAAACGGACGAAGGTAATGCTCTGTCCGGGCTTCTTCTTGTTCTCCTGAACATCATGTTCAATGTCGCACTCGATGAAGTGACCAATCAGGTCGGTGTGGTCGATCTCGGTCAGGTCGAAGTTGCCGAGCGCAGTCTTGGCGAAGTAGCTGAAAGCGTTGTAGGCACCCTCGTTGGGAGAGCCATCGGATTTCAGCAGGGAGAAGCGTTCGATGTGCTTGGAGCCGTTCTGCGTCTGCATATAGATTTCCAGCTTGCCGAAGTCTTCCTTGTACTTCACATCGGTAATCTGAAAGACATGAGTACCTTCGGGAATGAGGGTAAAACCCTCGGTAAGTCCGATTTTAGCCATTGTTTTTGTCCTCCTTCATGGTGTAGAAATTGAGCTGTTCTGTGTACTCGCAGGGGAAGATGATACCAACCAACTGGTCTTCATCATCGGGGTACTTGGCGTACTGCTTGACCAGCAGGGCTTTCGGTACGCTCTTGTCGCTTTCCAGATCGTAAGCGTACAGGATTTCGCAGAAGTCAGACTTCTCGATCAGCGACCAGTCATCGTTAGTGACGGGGAGGGTCATGGTGCTGTCCTGCGTGGCGAAGATACGGACACAATCCTTGATTGCACCGTCCGGCTCAGGCATTACCGCCTTGACCAGCGTGGCGTACTCGGTGCAACCAACCTGAGAAATCAGGCGACCAATCCCGTCAGGCATTTTCTCGTTGCTGTAACCGGTCACGCTGCGGATACCATCGGGAATGAGCATGAGTACGGACGGGGAAGCAAGCCAGCGTTCGTCCATGTACTCGTAGATAGCACCGCCATCAGGGGCGAGGGACTTCACGAACTTGGAAAATTTCATAGGTCAATCCTCCTTAATGATTTTTGGGGAAATGCGGTAGCTGTCCTCGGTGGTCGTGTACTTCGCCAGAATACCGTCCGCTTTCATAGCGTCCTTGTCGATCTTCGTGGTGGAAGTACGGCTGACTTCCCAATTATAGGCAGAGCCAGCGATAGACACCTTCTTGTCGCCGTCACGGAACTGAGCGATTGCGGCTTTCTTAATCATGTCAGTCACAACCTTGTACCGCTTTTCCATGTCCGGGATACCTTCATGAGCCAAAATCCGTTCCATGGTGTCTTTCAGGTCTTCGGCTTCCTTGACCAGCGCCGCCATGTCCGTTTCGGGGGACAGGTTGTTAGTGCGGAGGGCTTTCAGGATTTCAGCGTCCTTGCGCTCGTCAAAGGCGGGGGAAATGCCGCTTTCCACATATTCCTTCCACCATTTCAGGGCAGGCTTCACATACTTCTTCTCGAAGTCAGGATACCGCTCGGACACCTTGAAGGGACGGGTGATGGTGTTCTCACCGCTGCACACGAACTTCTCAGGGTCATCGTAGTCCTTGGGTTCGAGGAAGGAAGCAACCATGATAACCTCGTCTACGCCGAGAAGGTAAGCGTACAATGCCGCCTGCAAAGCGTAATACTCAGGAATGTCGTCCTTCCAGTCCTCGACACGCTTGGAGGTCTTCATTTCGAGGACGGTGGTGGGCTTACCGTCTTTGCCATAGAGCAAGTAGTCCCACATACCGCCGAGAACGGGACTTTCCTTGAAGAAGTCACCGTAGGTCTGGTGGAAGTAGTCTTTGCCCCAAATGTCGGTCGGCGTGACCAGATTGCTCATGAAGTAGGTCTGCTTCATGTACTCGGCCTGCTTAGGTTCGATGGTCTTACCAGCGATGGTGTAGATCGTATCCTCGAACGGCTTCTGATAGGTACGGGTCACTTCACACCAAATCTCGAACGGCGTAGACCACGGGTTCAGACCGAGGATAGTAGCAAAGCGAGTGCCGGTCAGCTTCTTCGGACGCTTGGGAGGGATAATCTGGATTTTGTTGCCGTCAAGCCATTCCATTTTTGTTTACCTCCTTATAATTCACAAATTCGTCAGCGGCACATTCCCGAACGGCAGTATCAGGGTTGTTACCGTAGAGCTTACAGCAATCCGCTTCCAAGTCTGCATTGACGCACTTACGGCAATCAATTTCAATCATACCTTAGCCCTCCTTCGCCGTTTTCATTTCGTAGCCAGCCAGCATATTATTCACGCCCTCGATCAGAGCGTCACACTTGTCGGCTTCGATCTTGGAGAAACCTTCGGTCTTCATGGCGATGGTCTGCACGAACTGTTCCTGCTCTGCGTCAATATCCATGAGCTTTTTCAGCAGGCTTTTCAGCGTACCGACCTGTTCCTCAGTGGCAGCACCAGCAGGAGCGCCGGTCAGTTCCTTCTTGATCTCCTGACGCTGTTCAGTGGTCACAGGGGGCTTCTTGGTGACGGCGGGAGCGGGGGCGGGGGTTGTGTCAAACTCACCGCTGTCGATACTGTCATGCTCCACAATGTCCAAAACGAGCTGCCACAGGTAGCGGCGAATGTAGGTGATGGAGCTGCCGGTCGCCTGCATTTCGTTTGTGACCTGATTACCAGCGTTGGACACGATGGGGGCGATGGGGGTGTACGGTGCAACAAAATCAATGAAGTCCTCACGGTCATTGACATTGTAGACACGAGCGGTCGCCTTGTCGCCGTACATGGACGGAACCATCATCAGACCGATTTCAAGGAAAATCTGCTCGGCCTTGGGAACAATGTCCGCCAGCTCGAAATACTTATATTCGAGCTTCATGTGCTTGCCGCTCTTATCCACGCCAGCTTCGAGGAAGCGCACACGGGCAAGCTGCAACTTCTGGAATACATTCATGGTGGAATAATCCACCGCCGCAGTCTCAGCGGCTTT